ATCCGGGTATGAAGTAGGAGCAGTTCAACGACCAACAGTTACACAAGTAGGCGCTAGCAATTTGCTTGTCGCAGATATAAGCGTGTCTACCTATTACACGCAAACCAACTAAGGAGATAACCTAAATGCCAACAACAGTCATTACAGGTCGCGACATAGTTTTCAGCATCGCAACAGTAAATTACGATGCGCAGACAACTAGCGTAACCTTGACGAACTCACCAGTAATCGATACCTATCAAACACTAGATGGCAAGGCTTACAAGCACACTGACGATCAGTGGACACTTTCAATCGAACTTCTTGCTGACTGGGGTGTTGCATCATCACTATTCGAGGCAATGTGGACTGCTGCTGAAACAGCACCAAACACTGCACTTGCTTATTCAATAACTGCTGCAACAGGCGCAGTATTTACTGGAACTGCATTTCCAGTATTTCCATCAGTCGGCGGCGCAGCACCAGGAGCGCAAACCGATTCATGGTCAATGCTTGTAGTTGGAACACCAACAGAAACATTTAGTTAAAAACTAACTAGGGAGCAAAAATGAAAAAGTCAATAACAGTCGAGTTCGTGTCTGGGGATAGTGCAACTTATGTAGCCTATCCACCAGACTTTGCAAAATGGGAAATGGCAACAAAGAAGTCCATCCAGGAGTTTGCTGGAATGTGGGATATCTTATTTGTGGCTCATTCAGCCTATAAGCGAGAAGCCGCTGGAAAACCAACTAAGACACTTGATGTCTGGATGGAAAGCGTTACGAATCTTGAAGTTGGCGATGATGACCCAAAAGCCATAAGCGCGGAAGTATAAATCGACTTCTTGTCGAGTTAGCGATAGCGACTCATATTCCGATGAGGGAATGGGAAACTGCCGAGGACATTCTTACCGCGATCGAGATATTGAAGGAGCGTAATGAACCAGGCAGAAGTTGATGCTTACAATCGGAGTGAAATCCGAGAAGTAATCAAAGCCTTCAAAGCCATGGATGTTACTGCCGTTGAAGAAGCCAAAAAGGTATCTGGCGCTCTTGCAGATTATGCACTGGGAAAGATTAAAGAAGCTGCTGGAACTAGAACAGTCGCAACTAAGGTTGCAACCCGTATTGCTGATAATGGCAAGGTTTCTAAGAGTTCTAAGGTAGGCGAAATCAGCCTTGGGTTTGCCAGTCAAAGATTTTCTGGTGGTGGAACTACCAAAAGCCTATGGGGTGGAATGGAATTTGGTTCGAATCGATTCAAACAATTCCCAAAGAGAACACCAACATTAGGGCGCGGAAATGCCGGTTACTTTATATTTCCAACACTCAAGGCTGCCCAGCCTTATATTATTAAAGAATGGCAAGAAGCATTCTCAAAGATTATTAAGGAGTTTGCATAATGGCTACTGATTCCAGAACGCTTAAGTTAGCGATACTTGGTGAAGTCAAAGACCTAAGTGCCAGCCTTAATAAAGGATCAGCCGAGGTTCAAACTTTCGGCGATAAGATTGCAAAGTTTGGCAAAGTCGCTGGTGCTGCATTCCTTGCCGCTGGTGTTGCTGCCGTTGCCTATGCTGGCAAATTAGCCGTAGATGGGGTCAAAGCCGCCATCGAAGATGAAGCCGCGCAGTTACGCCTAGCAGCTTCACTAAAGAATGTTACAGGCGCAACAGATGCTCAAATAGCCGCAACTGAAGATTATATCCTCAAGACTTCTCTAGCCAATGGCGTTACAGATGATGAACTCAGACCTTCATTAGATCGCTTGGTTCGCTCAACTCAAGATGTAGCACAAGCTCAAAAATTGCAGAGCCTTGCCTTAGACATCGCAGCAGCAACTGGCAAGTCATTAACCCAGGTTTCTGAAAGCCTTGCAAAGGCTCATGATGGAAACTTCGGATCATTAAAGCGCCTAGGCGTTAGCATCGATGAAAATATAATCAAGTCTAAGGACTTTGATGCTGCTACTGCGGTATTGGCTTCAACCTTCAAAGACCAGGCTTCAATTCAGGCTGACACTTTTAATGGAAAGATGAACAGACTTAAAGTTGCATTTGATGAAGGCAAGGAAACAGTAGGCGGATTTATCCTAGATGCCATCACTCCAATGGTTTCATTATTCGTTGATAAGGCAATCCCGGCAATATCAGAATTTGCTGGCAACCTTAAAGAGAATGTCCTCCCAATTTTAATGTCGGTTTACGAATTTGTTAAAGGTTTATTTAGCCCAATTATTGAAGGAATCAGAGAAGCATTTTCTAGGGTTTCGGATGAACTAGGCAAGAACTCAACAGAACTAAACAAGTTCCTAGTTTTTGCAAAGGCTATCTTTGAATTTGCTAAGACTTACTTAGCCCCATTTATTGGCGAAGTTCTAGGAGCAGCGTTTAAGGTTCTAGGCGTTGCAATTAGCGGAGTAATTAATCTATTCTCAAGCCTAGTAAATCTTATCGATCGTGCATATAAAGGCTTAGTGGCCTTTGTAAACTTCATTAAGAATAACCCAGTAACTCAAGGCATCGCTGGAGTATTTGGCGGCGGTAGAGCTGCTGGTGGCCCAGTGTCCGCTGGCACAACTTACTTAGTAGGCGAGAACGGCCCAGAACTGTTTACCTCTTCAACCAGCGGAACAATCATTCCTAATGGTGCAATGGGTGGCAACACAGTAAATATCACTGTCAATGGCGCTCTTGATACTGAAGGCACTGCCAGGACTATAGTTGACATTCTTAACCGTTCACAAGCTCGTGGATCACTAGGCGCAGGGGCATTTGCTTAATGACTCAATGGAATCCAGTCTGGCGGGTTATTGTTGATGGAGTTACTTACACAAACCTAACCCTTGCCAACTTAACTATTACTTCTGGTCGAACCGATATCTATTCGCAACCAGTGGCTGGTTACTGCCAACTTGCTATTCTTAATTTTGACCAGACTGCTATTCCTATGGAAATCAATGATGGGGTTACTGTCGAAGTCAAGGATTCAACAAACACTTATGTGCCTATATTTGGCGGAACTATTACAGACTTAACAGTAACCATTAATTCAATTGGATCAGAAGGCTACAATCAACGCATCGAGATTACTGCCCTAGGCGCTTTAGCAAAACTGCCTAAGAGCGTTACTACTGGCGTGTTGGCAAAAGACCAAGATGGCGACCAAATGTATGCCTTGCTATCCACGCTTCTATTTGCTCAATGGAATGCAGTTCCAGCTGCAACTACCTGGGCTACGTTTGACCCAACAGTAGAATGGGCTGAGGCTCTTAATACTGGACTGGGTGAAATTGACCGTCCTGGAAATTATGACTTAGATCAACGACATTCAAGTTCTTCAGATTATTATTCAATTGCTTCTCTGATAGCAAATTCCGGACTTGGCTACTTGTATGAAGATCCACAAGGCAGAATCAGTTATGCAGACAGCACGCATAGAACAGAATACTTTGCCACTAATGGATACACAGACCTTTCAGCAAATGATGCTCTAGGAGCAGGTTTCCGAACCATTACCCGTTCTGGAGACATTCGCAATAAAGTAACTATCCAATATAAACATAATCAAAGTTCTAGCTACACAGATTCAGATGTGGCTTCAATTGGCTTATACGGTGAACTGGGTCAGGTAATACCCACTACCTTGGAAAATGCCGCAGATGCAGAAGCCCAGGCGGATTTTTTCTTAGGTTTACGGGCTTATCCGCAAGCCGTATTTGATTCCATAACTTATCAGCTTGCAAGCCCAGAATTATCTGATTCTGACCGCGATGCTTTAATTAAAGTATTTATGGGATTACCCCTAAACATTACAGATTTACCTCCTAACGTAGCGGATGGTTCATTCCAAGGATTTGTCGAAGGCTGGTCATTTAGAGCGGGNTACAACACNCTNGAANTNACNTTAACTATTTCACCACTGGCNTANAGCCTTCAAGCATTCCGTTGGAATTCGGTTCCTGCGGTCGAAACATGGAACACAATTAACCCAACCCTAGACTGGCTAAATGCTACAATTGTGGCTTAAGGAGAACTAATGGCAACTACAACTAACTTCGGCTGGGAAACCCCAGATGATACTGACCTGGTCAAAGACGGTGCGGCGGCTATTCGCACTTCTCTCAATGGCGTAGATACTTCTTTTGTTGATCTAAAAGGCGGGACAACTGGTCAAGTATTAGCTAAGAATTCTGGCACTGATCTTGATTTTGTATGGACTGAGCAAGACGACACAACTCTTGCATTTAATGCCCAGACTGGAACTACTTACACTTTAGTAGCAGCTGACTTGGGCAAATTAGTTACAACTTCAAACGCCTCCCCAGTCACGGTCACAGTGCCGCCATCAGTTTTTGCAACAGGTAACATCATAAATGTTCAATCAATCGGAGTGGGATTAACTTCATTCGCTCAAGGCGCAGGAGTAACTATTACTTCAACAGGTGCAACTTCTACTGCTCCAATTCTTAGAGCCCGTTATTCAGCTTGCAGTATTATCTGCACTGGTTCAAATACGTTCACGATCGTGGGCGACCTTTCCTAATGACTCCAATTCTAGGGATAGTTGCGTCAAGTCGTCCCGCAGGGTTTAATCCTACAAGTATCGCAAATTGTAAACTTTGGCTTGACGCGGCAGATACTTCAAGCATTACTTCATCCGCAGGTGCGGTTAGCCAATGGAATGATAAGTCTGGCAATGGCTATAACTTTGTTCAAACAACTTCAACCAATAAGCCTACTACCGGCGCAGATACTAAAAACAGTAAAAACCTTTTAACTTTTGACGGAACAACTGACTGGATGCAGACATCGGCAGCTGCTAGTGCTTTCAACTTTCTGCACAATACTAGCGGTTCAACAATCTTTTACGTTGCTGCCATTGATTCCACTTCTGATAATAATTGGTTCTTAGACAGTAGAAATTCAGACGCTTTAGGTGGCTCCGGTTACGGAATTGTATTGACCATAAATACATCTGGAAATTTGACCCACAATGTTAGCAATGG